GCCAGCAAAGCAGCTTCAGCTCTGCCATCATCCTTCTTTCGGGAGAACAAATCAGCATTGGCTGGAAAGCGTTCAGAGGCGAGTTTGCGTGAACCATCCTTGTCTTTGCCAAGCTTGAAGTGCCTCTTCCAAACATTGGGTGTGGGATTGTGGAACTCATGGCCATGACCAATCAGGGCCATTCGTAGAGCTCCATAGCAATCACCGAAGCGGAATGCACTGGAAATGCCTTGACCTTGGAAAGCCCAGACTTTCTCCAGTACAGCCATGCTCCTTGGTTCATCCGAAGACAGAAGAGTTCCTACCATGTGGCAGTTCAGTTCTGTCTTCGAATTGGAACCAGGCAAGATTGGCATGTCATGAACCTCAAGAGCCCATGTATCGGAGTTCAGTAGAGCGATTGCTCCACTGAACCCTGGGTCTATGCCGATAATGAGCATTACCCGAAGAGCTTCTTCTTCGGAGTGGCTTCACCGGAAGTGCCTGCAGAGCCAGGTGTACCAGTTCCCGAAGAACCTGCACCACCACCTTCAATGGCATGGAACTTGTTCAGGTCTTTGTCACCAAAGCGGTTGGCCCATTCAGTCGCCCAGACCGGCTCTTCAATTTCCTGCATGTACTCATTTACAGTGCGGGAAGTTTCCGGGTGCATGAACTTAACGATCTCGTTGATGGTACGAGACTCGTTGATAGGCTCATAAATGCCGCTGTTGGTGTTCTTTTCGGTCTTGTTCTCGATCTTGCGGAACAGTGCCACTTTGACCGGTTGGCCAAGCATTGGAGTGATGACAGGAACTTCGGTCGGTACTTCACCACCGGCTTCCCTGTTGTAGATCTTGACCATCTTGTTTTCCATCTCGACTTCAGCGAGGTGGGTTTCAGTAGTCAACAGGCAGAGCTCATCAATAGTGGTAAAGCCTGGCATCGGACGACGGGTCTTGTTGTCGTTTTTGTCGATGTAGAAGTTCTCACCAGTCTTTTTGGTAACATAGACGGTTTCACGGACTTCCTTGCCACCGATGTCGAGGATCAGGGAGACACCCTTGGCTCCACCAGCAGAGGTAATGGCATATGCCAGCTTGACGGTTGCATCATGAATGCCTGTAGGGACCGGATCGAAGTTGCCGCCACCGACGACGTCTTCTGCTTTTTCCATGCCTTCAGTGGTGAGATTGGAGAACATACTCATATGAGTTTCCTTGTTTTGATTTGAATTGGTGTGGTGTGTTAGGCGGCTTGAGCGGCGCCGTAGTAGGACTTCAGTCGATCGAAGACGAGGTTGACATCATTGTCGATGTAGAGCTCTTCACGATTCCAGAAGCCAATGGGAGCCCGCATCTTCTCACCTGGGTGATCTTTGGTGACACGGGTGGTGAAGACGTATTTGACCCCATCTTCTTCTTCTTCATCAGTGATGTTGAGAAGGGGATTCTCGTGCTTCTTGAGCTTGGTCACAGGCATCTGCTTGGTTCCAAGAATGGTGGTGAAGTCAGCTTCTACGCCAACTTTACCCACGGCTCCTTTGATCGGCACCTTGGTCTCGTTGGTGAGAGTGGCTTCATTGTAGACCGTGTCTTCATGAGCCAGGATCACATAATCCTTGGTTCCAGATTTGATGGCGTGAATGAAGTCACGGTAGAAGTTGCCGTAGTTGCCCCAGGCTTTCTGAGTGTCTTTGGCTGTGGCGACGTTCTGGCGCTCATACATCATCATCAGGAAGGTGACGGTATCGAGCACAGCACCGGTGATATCGGGGTTGGTCTCGATCTCCTGAATGAATTCCAGAATGTCGGTTGCATTGGAGATTTCAGCCTCAGCCGCGAAACGAGACTGGAAGGGAATCTCTTTGAGGTCTGTGTTGAGATAGACCATAGATTCCATTGGCAGGTTGCGAAGTGAACTGGATTTACCAGTGTTCGGCCGGCCCATGATGAGAACAATGTTCTTGTTCTGGCTCATATGCTTTCCTTTGTTTTCTTGATTTGTTCTTCACGCAAAAACGCTCAGAGGTGAGATTGGAGGGACCCCAATTAAGGGGTCCTCTCTTCGATCCGTTTTGCTGCTGTGACCAACACAGTAGACTTGAGCTCGTTGATATCGAGCTTGTCCGAGAGCTTGTCGTTGAACTCAATGACGCTGCGTTCAACCGTCAGGTAATCCATTCCGCTATCGACGAGAGCCAATGCGAACTTGATCATCTGATTGTTACGGTTGCCGTTTGCCATGCGTTCCGCGAACCAACGCTCAAGGTTGTCCAAGCTGGCCAGTTCTTTGTTCCGCTCATGGAAGGCATCGTTGCGGGATGTCTTCGGAATGAACGGCAGGATATCCACCAGCTTGCCATGGTTTATATGATAGGTGCCTTTGGGATTGGTCATCCACTTACGGCTCCGTTGCATGGCTTGCTCATCGACCTTGATCGGGAGCCACTGAAGGAAGTTCTTGATGAACTGGTCAAAGTCTTCCCGGTCGAGATTAAGCTCGTAATTCATTGGGAAGATCAGACGGAAACGGTGTTCTGCCTGCGTATGACGCTTGGTGGTGTACGTCATGAACGTGTAGTCTTCGAGCAGAGCATGGGTTTGGTCCATGTCTGCTGTTCCGTCTACATCCACAACCAGGAGATTGAAGCCTGGAATGACATTGTCTTCAGAGCGATGCTCATTCAGAAATGCGTGGTTTGCCCAATGAAAGCCATCCAACTGGGTCAACCGGTGAAGCTCATCGAAAGGAGCCTCATCTGCTGTATAGCCAGCAGCATAATCGGTTGAGTAGGAGATCTTCACAGCGTTCAGATCAGTCTCTTTGAGGGACTCACCTGAAAAGAACTCGATCCCATCGGAAAAGGTTTTCCGCATGATGACGTTGTTCCGGTAGCCCCAAGCGATTGCCAGACCCATGAGTTCGTTACGAGCAGTGGCACTCTTGGGATAGAACGGTAGCTCATCCACCAGATCGGCATGAGTGAGTTCTCGGTCTACGTCAGCGACGTGCTTTGCAAGCTTCATGTGAGGCTTGTCCCGTGAGAGAAGTTCCTTGAATGCTTCCCCTGACTCTTCCACCAGTTTGATGGCTGAGTTGAGATGATCCATGGTGACAACAGAGGACTCGTCGATGAAGGCAAATGCACCTGCAAGCTTGAGAGCTTTGAAGTACCGGTGCATCATTTCTGCACGACGAATGCTGTCGTACCGAGGCATCATATCTGCCAGAGCTTCACAGTGGATCTTGTACTCGAGTAGAGCAATACCCTCATCATCAG